GAATTAATATTAAAGGCTACATGGAAAAGAAATTTAACTTTAGGAGCATTTGAAAACTTATTCGGAATAAAAGTTTTAGCCGCATGTGTATAATCCCGCAAGTACACATCACTAGTAAAAGCACCTATTAGATTGTCTTTAAAACTTTGAAATACTGGATCAGCCATTATTTTCTCCTATACTCTTATTTATCTGTTTAAAAAGCCCATAAAAAAACCGGGCGAACCCGGTTTTTAAATTCTTTATTTGCTATTAAGCAGAAGCAGTTCCTTGATCAGGTGCTCCTACAGCGTCAGCAATAGTTCCTGGTCCACCAACTCCGATTAATGCGCCTGCTCCGTCAGTTTGAACTGCGTTATCATATGATATTGTCAACGCAATTTGGACAGCTTCAGATGTAGCATAGTTTAACTGGTTATAGTTTGCTTGTTCTAAGTAACAACCTGCTAGTTCCCATTGCTCTAAAATTGTTGGGTCTTTAACACCATTACCACCATCCAAGATGTCAATGTTCATTTGGAACTTGTAATCAGATCCAGAAGCGGCTGAAGCCTGCTCATAGAAATCTAATTGTCTTTGTAACTGAGCACCAACTGCTTTGGAAACAATACCTGAAGCATCGTCTCTGATGTTACAAGTAAGTGGCTGCCAACTGTGCTTACCAGCTAGATAGATTTGTGAATTGTAAACAGGTACTGTAATCTTTGCGAACTGTAACTGAGGTCTTGCGACATCAATAACTTGACGTGTCAATGTAACTGAACCTTCAGCATCACTGCCAATTCCAAAGTTTGTAAAAGCAACACGGAATCTGTATTGCAGTTTAGGCATCAATAAATTGACGTTATCCCTACCTTCTGGTCTTACTGAAAGGTTTTTTAATGTATCTGAGGCTGAAGCCATTGTAATCTCCTAATATTAAATATATCTCTTAAATATATTTATCTTTTTTTTAATCAAAGAGGCCGAAGCCTCTTTGCTATTTTCTTTCCTATTCTTACGATCCTGATAACTCACCAGTATTAAAGATTCTAACCGGAATGTATATAAATTCAGCCGCTTTTACTGGCTCAACTGCTATATCAATCCAAAGTTCATTACGATCTATTCTTGCTGGAGTGTTATTAGATGAATCACAAACTACTGAGTAGTCATATAATCCGCGTTTTGCAACTAAATCTGCAAACAATGTTTCAACTACTGCCGCAATTGATTTTCTTGTTTGAGAATCATTTGGTTCAAAGACGAATGGTCGTGCCGCTAATACTAATTGTCTACGTATGTATGCTACTAGTCTTGCTACGTTAATTCTATCTAAAGCAGATGATGAATTGAATGAAGTTTTGTTACCATAGTTCAATAATCCTTGACCTGTAAAGAATACCATTGGGTTAATAAAGTTTGTGTATAACACATCTCTAATACCAAGACTTGTTTTAATAACTTGGAACTCACCAGATGCCGCATCTAAATAACCAATGCTTGAAGCATTGTCAATGATACCACGTCTTGTTCCTGCTGGTGCTAACCAAGGATAAGCAACATTGTCATTACGTAACATTGTACGTGTCATCATGTGTGATGATGGAACTGCTACTAAGTTACCTGCTAGATCAGTAGTAATACCTGATGGATAGAATAGACCCATGTAAGTATTTCTAGTTACTAGTCCGTCTTCACTCGTTGCTGTAGAACCTACCGCGTTAGTCGCCCATGCCGCAATTTCAGTTGCACTATCTTTCAATCTCATTGGTGTATCACCAACGATGTAAGAAGTTTCACCTCTATCAGAGTTCAATGTAACCATATCTGGTTGTAACTCAGGATAGTTTGGACATGCTTGTAAGTTAAAGAAGTTATCTTCATCTCTAATAGCAGTGTTAGTCGCAATTGTTGCTCTCATTGCTTGAACAACCATTGCTCTTTGAGCCTTACGACCTGCATACATTGCGCCGTCTGCTTCTAAACCTGAAGCCGTTACCCATGCATCTGTTACAGTTGGTAATGATTTGTTAGGGAATCTGTCAGCATTAAAGTAGTTAACTCTGTACTGTTTAACATTGTAACCTGAACGTCTCATGTTCCACATTATCATACCTGTTGGGTAGTTTGCTGATAAAGGAGCATCTACGTCTAAGTAGTCACTTGTTAATAATGATACAATACTTGGTATCGGATCATTTGCTGGGTTAGTTGTTCCGTTAGTTGCCCAACGTGCGTCAGCAAATAAAATACCTGATTGTGAAGTACCATCTGCGTTGTCTATTAATACCCATTTGTCAACTGCCGCACCGCCACCTGTTTGTGGAACTGATTCCCATCTGCTAATGACAGGATAGTTTTCTAAGTCGGAAGTATCTATCCAAAGATCACCGTATACTAATGCTGTTCCGTCACTTTGTAGTGTTGGCTCTGAAGCACTTACTAATGGTCCTTTAGGATCAGTTGCGTTCACTACGTTTGGTGAAGGCATACCATTTGAATCATATCCTTGATTCTTATAGCCTTTCCATGCACCGTTGTAGTTGATCATAATATCAACTTGATCAGTCGCAGTGTAGTACCAATTAGTTAAATTAGTTGGTATTGCTGTTGGAGCTCCTTCATTTGCTGTTAATGAATTAGCGCCTGTTGTTGTTAATGAGAATGCTCTCCAGTTAGATAACTGAGTAGTATATTGTGATGGACCTGTACCTGAATTCCAAGTATAAGCAGTAACTACGTTAGAGACACTAACAGCAGTTATAGTAACTTTTAAATCATTAGCTGGTGATGTTCCACCGAACTGAGTACCAGCAAATGTAACTATATCACCTACGTTGTGTCCTGTTCCACCGTTTACAACTGAAACTGGATTAAAATCATAGTTCTGATAGTGGTTTGTTACCGCGATTGAAAGGTTTGAACCAGATCCTGTACTTGAAGTCTGTGTAGTTGTATATGAGATAGTATCTGCAAAAGGACCTGTTTTACAACCTACTGTTGCTGTTGTAAATCCTGCTTCAGCAAATAGACCATCAGATATACCTGTTGCTTGGTAATCATTTAATACAATAACACCACCTGCTGTGTGTGTTAATTGTAATGACCCATCATCGTTAACTGATGCAGTTGTGTAAGGTATATTCGCCGCTGACCATGCAGTTACGAAGTCTGTTGCGTCTGTATCATTTGCTAGATTAACTGTATATTCAGCACTTAAAGTTGATACACCTGGAGTAGTAATCTGTACTTTTCCTACGTAAGGTCCAGTATCAAAGTCTGGTGTTGTGTTTGTACCATTTACTACAGTAGCACCTGTTGCCGCTCTGTACCAGTAATAAACTGGACCGTCATTGACATCACCACTAAACTGATATTGTGTGTAAACACTACCTGCTGGTATTGCTCCGCCACCTGTTGAGTCTGCGGCATAAATTTGTGCCTCGTCAGACTTTGCAAAAGACATTGTTTTTGCAGTGAATGAAGCTGTTGTTGAGTTGTACTCAGAGATAACTGGCTGTAAACCTGTTCCATTGACCTGAAGCCATACAGAACCTGTTACTGCTGGATAGTTTTGAGTAGTTCCCCAAACTGGCTGACCAGCTGATGTTGCATATGCAACTCTTGGCTGATAAGCAATTACACTACCATCTGAGTAACCTAACTGTGACAATGTAGTAGGAGGTCCGCCAGTACTACTATGTAATCTTACAAAGTATGAGTTATCATTAGGATCTTCATTGTTTGGTGTTCCACCTGTTTGAGCAGAATAGATAACAAGTTTACCATCAACTACCGCCGCTGAGATATATTCCCAGTTAAGAGCATTAATGTCTTGTGCTAACTGACTAACAGTATTGTTTGGAGATGCCGCAACTGTAAGAGTTACGTTATTATTTGTACCTGAGCCTACACCACCACTGATTGAAAGATCAACTGTGCCTCCTGCTGTCAATGTTGGGTTAGCAGTTGGAGTAGTAAGAGTCGCTTGACTGTTCATCCAGTCCACAGAACCAAGTTCTACCCAAGTATTACTTGAAGTTTTGTAAAAATATGTTTGAGCATTAGCCGCTGATGGAGTACTGTAAGTAGGAATTGCTACAACTGCATAGTCACCTATAGCACCGACTGATGTTAAAGGTACACCACTAGATACTTGAGTTGCTAAAGTAATAACAATTGGAGTCTTAGCAGTAAATGCTTGTGTAGTTGCGTTCCATTCGTTAATTCCCCATGTAGAATCTGTTGCGTCTAACCAGTAAGCGCCGTTTGTAGGTGCTCCTGTTGGACGACCTGTTGACCCTACTAAACTTGCTAGATCAATGTCTGCTCTTAAAGCATATACTTGATTAGTAATACCAAGTGCTGAGTAAGCCGCTAGTAGACCATATTCATTTAACTCGTATCCTTGGATTGGAGTTCCTGCTGATGATGTATAGAAGAATGGATTACCATATAAAGTAACTAAGTCTCTTTGACTTGTTATAGTATATAGTTTTCCAGCATTCGCAGAAGTCGTTGCCGCCGCTGTTGCTGTTGATGTTGGATCTGCTTTATTTTCTGCTGTCGCAAATAAGAAAAACGGAACTGATGCTGGTGCTCCAGCTAGATATTGACTTTCGTCAACAACTGTGACTTGTACGCCTGGTGATGTTAATGCCATGATATTATTCCTTTTGTATGATTTTGAGGGTTACACCCTGTTTGTTTTTTCATTACTATTATTTATCTCGTTATTCAAAAAATGTCGGTTTACAAAAACCTTCGAAGGTTTCATAAATAATTATATGAAAGTATTTAGACCAATATGTAAGATATGTAATAAAAATGCTTGTGCCGTCAACTATATAAAGAAAGGCGTACATCATTATAGAAGTCATTGTGACTCATGTGGCAAGGAACAAAAGAAAATTAAACCTATAAATCTTTGGGAACAAGCAGGATATAAAAAAGATACCACATGTTTTTTATGTGGCTTTCAAAGTTTATACCCTACTCAAATGACAGTATATCATATTGATGGGAAATTAACAAATGTAGATTTTATAAATCTACGGACTATATGCTTGAATTGTGTAGAGGTCATCAAACACAAAAATGTTAAATGGAAACGTGGAGACTTAACTGTTGACTATTAATTCCATATGTTTATGTAAGTCATCAATCGTACCGTTGTTATCAACTTTATGATCATACTCTAAACCTACACTACTGTACTCACTAGCATGTACATTCTGATCAACTAGTTGTGCAAGTGCTTGTGGATTTTGATAGTGATTATAATCAATCGCATGAATTAACCATTTAGGTTGCTCACCTCGGATAACTCTGATTGTTGTTCCACCTGCATTTTTGATTGCGTCAACTTCATTCTTAAATCTACAATCAGTTATCACAACATTGTCTGTGATTTGTCGTAGTTGATTCTCAATTGATGCTACCCAGATATCATTGTGAAATGACCGTCTGCCTACTTCAGTTCCCCAATACTGTAAGACCCAACGAGGAGTCAGATGAGGCATGTCTAATCGTTTTGCCCACCACTCATCAACTTCTTCACGCCATGCTCTACTGCTTTGAGTTGTGCCTTCTAGCATTTCTCTATCCCAGCCAAAGATAGATGCTACGCAATCTTTAAGAGTTCCAGCATAACTGAGTTTCTTAAAGCCATGAAATCTGATAAGATAGTCTGCGGCAGTATCTTTGCCACTGCTAATTAAGCCTGTAATGCCTATAATCATATGGATAATCCTCTAGTTAGAAGTCTATTATAGAGTATTTGATGACGAAAGTCAAGTGTTTTTGGGTATTACAATACCCAATCAGATATGGGGGTTGTATTTATATTTGACTCTGCCGGGACAGTGAATAGCCTTAAGAATTTTGTTTTATCAACATGTTTAAGAGGTGGACAACTTTTATATAACAATTCCCATTCATCTTTTAACACTCGTTGATGGTGTTCATAGTTATATTCTATGTCCT